CCTTTGATGCTATAGATAGCAGGATATGCTAACAGATATTGTGGTTAGAAAACTTTTTTTTTCCGCTAGTAAAACTTGCCAGAGTCTGCTACAGAAATGAGGAAGGCCTCTGACTCAGCCGGAATACCATATATGGGCACCTTGCATTTGGCAGCCTGCCGGCCATTACTCATTGGGCCATTTAAATCCCTAGCCGGATTAAGCTGCCCGCCAAAATATTGCGCGCGTGCGCCTCCTGGGGCGGTAGTGACGGAGCAAATGACACAATAACCCGGAAGACCAATGGAAACACCAATGGAAACAGACGCCGGACCCGGAGCCACCCCGGTGGGCTCCGAGACCTCCAACTCCAGCCCCCAACCCCCGACACCGGGTAGATCCCCGGGTGCCCCCCAAGAGCAACCGGTAGGTGTGTCCTGATATGAGTGCCATTCACTGAATTTAAATGTAAACACTGACTAAGCTATATTTTTAGGCGGCGGAGGGCGGGAACACTGACCATGGGGCTACGCCAACGGCTACTCCAAGTTCTTCGGAGACTACGTCAAGGCCTAAGGCAGATGCTGTAAGCACCAGTACCGACGGGCGTACCACCTCTGAGACCCTAACCCCCCAATCTTCTCCATCTAACATTGATAGTCCCCCCTCAAGCCCTGACCTGCATGATCTGCCTGCTCCATCCTACGAAGGCTCCTGCACGTGTACCTTCAGCCTAAGAGTAGGTACAGAAATATGTGACAACTGTAAAGCTTGGCTCACGACAAACTAACTGAAACAGGACCCCCCTGTTAACACTATCCAGGCATCCTATGACGGACGGGACCACTCCTACAGGCCCAGGAATCCACCTGAGACACCTGCAAGAACCTCCAGATCTCGTGCCACCTAGATCTATCTGGATAGACCTGCCTGCTACTAGTGTTTAGGTATGGGGGCTGTACTGGCAATTCTGAGTGGTTTGGGTGAAGCAGCAGCAGCTACAGGTTTCTCTATAGAAGCTATATTAGCAGGAGAGGCATTAGCAGCACTAGAAGCACAAATATCTGCATTAACTGTAATAGAAGGCCTATCAGAAGCTGAGGCCCTCACAGCACTGGGCCTAACGGCTGAAACAGCTGGTGTAATAGCTGGAGCCCCACAAGCTCTAGCTGATGCTATGGGCCTTGCATTATCAGGGTATACAGGACTATCTGGAGTACCCATATCTGCTGCTTTCTATCATTACTTCCAGGGTAACCCCAAGAAAATGGCTCTGCAAGTATGGACACCCAACATAGATTATCTATTTCCTGGTGTAAATTCATTTGTTGATGCTTTATACCACGTTAACCCCCTAGACTGGGGCCCAAGCCTCTTCCGGGACCTCGGCCAGCAGATTTGGGACTTTATTATACAGACCGGAAGAAGACACTTAGGAGATGCCACTCGGGCTGCTGTTGAACAGTCTGCTTCTACTCTTTTTGATTTATTGGCTAGGGCTACTGAAAGTGCAACATGGTATGTGGTTGAGACACCCGTTAGTACTTATAGGTTCCTAGAAGACTATTACAGACAGGCCCCTATATTAAGACCAGATGCTAGGCGGGGTTTAGCTATTGGAATGAGGGATGACATTCTGGAGCCTATCCCAGTCCCACAAAGACTAGAGAAAGTAGCGGAATTTCCTAAACTAGAGGAACCCTCAGGGCAGAAAGTAGCTCCAACACTTGCACCAGGGGGTGCCCACCAACGGTCATGTCCTGATTGGATGCTTCCTCTAATTCTAGGCCTCTACGGGACAGTATTCCCTGGTTGGAAAGCTGAGGTACAACTCCTGGAAAATCAAGAACATGGGCCCCAAAAGACCCCGCGCCGCAGGACCCTCCCCCGTTCCCAGGCTCCTTATCAAGGGAGGCATAGAAGTCTTAGAAGTAAAAACAGGTCCAGATAGTTTTACAACCATTGAAGCTTACCTTAACCCCCGGATGGGCCTTGATTATGGGTTTAGTGAAGCAATAACTGTAGCACATACCCTTAACCCTGATGTCCCCCCTAAAAAACAGCTTCCTACCTATAGCTGTGCTAGAATAGGCCTCCCAGAATTAAATGATGACATGACTAAACTCCAGATACTGATGTGGGAGGCAGTATCTTGTAAAACCGAGGTTGTTGGAATAACATCCCTTACTAACCTGCATTCAGGCATGAAAAGGACAGTCTCGGGCTATGGTGCTGGAATACCTATTGAAGGACTTAATCTCCATTTCTTTGCTATAGGAGGAGAACCCCTAGACCTTCAGGGTCTTGTGCAAAACTATACAGCTACCTATCCTGAAGGAGTTATAGCTCCCAAGCTTGCAGATGCCAAGGCACAAATTCTAGATCCCACCCTTAAAGCAAAGCTTGATAAGGATGGTACTTACCCAGTGGAATGCTGGTCTCCAGATCCTTCCAGGAATGAGAATACCAGGTATTTTGGTAGCTATACAGGAGGAACACAAACACCTCCCGTTTTGCCCATAGGTAACTCTGTAACAACTGTTCTCCTTGATGAAAATGGGATTGGTCCTCTCTGTAAAGGTGATGGGCTGTATATTTCTGCTGTAGATATAGTGGGTCTTTACACAGCTCAGTATGATGAGACCCAGTATTTTAGAGGGCTCCCCCGCTATTTTAGTGTCACCCTGAGAAAAAGGGTAGTGAAAAATCCTTACCCTATAAGCTCCTTGCTCACTTCCCTCTTTGGTAATATCCTCCCCCGGATGGACGGTCAGCCAATGCAGGGTAAAGATGGTCAAGTTGAAGAGGTCAGAATCTATCAGGGGGTAGAGCCACTGCCTGGTGATCCAACACTAACTAGGACTGTTGACCGTTATGGACAAAATGAACCAGTCCTCCCCCATAGGGAATAAAAGTTGTGAAATAAATAAACAGAGACTCACATTGGCTGTGTAAATGATTTATTGCTGTCTAAATAAAGTAAGAGCATGCATGATTAAACACGTACTAGGTGTCTGTTTGTTCAAAGCATGATTCACCCTCATACAATTTTCCATAATATCTCCATCTTTCATCAAACTCAAATTTCAGGCATTCAACACACGTTGCACTTTTGCAGGAAATCTGCTTTTTGTCAATGACCTCTGTGTCAGCTAAAATAAGCAGTCCCAAGAGGACTTCAGGACGGGTCAATAGCCTTTTTTGGACAACAACCGGATTTGCCTGGAGGGCCTTTTTAAAGGTCGGGTCACGCTTGAAATCCATAATATTTTTACATCTGACCCTTACTGTAAGGGGAATTTTATAGTGATTCATGGTTATTATTCCAGGAGGAAATATTTGAGCTATTTTATTTTGGTGCTTTCTTTCAAGGTTAACAGGAACTGCACCCTCCAGATGGTCTCTTAAATTATCTAAATTTATCATGCCCATTCCCCTGGGGAGATATGGCTCGTAATCAGCCTCAGGCTCGCCCTTTACATCCTCAAAAAGCACCATCATTTGGTCTATTGCACAGCCCAGCTCAAATTGCAATCTGTCTGGATTTCCATTAATGTTTAAACTGGCACCAGTTAGTAGGTTTAAGATAGCAGCAGCTACAGTTGTCTTGCCAGTATTAACAGTACCTCTGAATACAAAATACCTTCTTTTAGGGGGGTTTCTCACAAGGGTTTTTATAATTTCACAAATAGCTTTAGGGTCCTTAATTAGAAAGTTAAGTAGATATATTGCACAACAAAGCTCATTTGTTTCTTGTGGTGAATCAAGCATTTCTTTCATGCTTGCCAGAACACATTCAATCCTTTCATTAAATTGTTCCTCCCTTGTCATGGTTAGTGTTTTAAATCTTCTTTCTGCAAGCACAGCATCAACAGCCTCTTGGCAAGCTCTTTTCTGTTCCCGTAATTGTAGGAACATTTTGGCATTCATATGATGGGTGGCATGATCCTCCAGATGCCCACCAGGCCTCCTCCTCTTTAATCTCTGTAGGGAAGAATTTTCCCTATCCTCCTTACAATCCTTGCATTCATCAGGGTTAACAGACATCCTTTTATAAACAGCTAATAAAAACAAAGCATCACTAATATTCTGTTTACAAGCGTAATCATTGAGTAATGCATAATTAAAAGGTCCCGCCAAAGTCTCTTTCCCTAGGGCATTATCCGTTACCACGTAGTTAGGACTGTTAGTAAATATTTCTACTAGCTTTTGTAAACAATGCTTTTTTAGACCCCTTACACATAGTGGTGATACAGTACAGTGCTTCTTACAGAAATTTAACACAGTGCTTATTCTAGTTCCAGTGGTTAGTATTATTAGCATTATTGCAAAATCAGTTCCCCATTTACACACAAGATGCCCAGCAGTGTCAAAGTGGTTCAAAAGGCTTGATTGGAGTTCTTGCAGCTTCTGATGGGTGGTCACCACAAGATGGCCCTCAGGGCAGCTCTGGATAGATTTAGCAGCCAGAAGACAGGCCTCCACATCTGCAGGAAGACATATCTCACGTTGGCTCTTAGGTGGTGTACTGAAGGACCCACTCCCAGGTGTTGGTGGTGGTGATCCAGAGCATCCCCCAGCTGCTTCAGGTGCAGGGCCCTAAAAATGACAGTTCTCAGTAAACATAGTCCATGGCACCCCTTGGTAGGCCTTTTTTAGGTCTCTATATTCAGGAGCAAGGCATTGCTTCCTTCTGCCATCCATATAGCAGAAAAACATAAGCAGCTTATTTTGTAAGTGAGTGATTTTTGTGCAGGCATGCTGAAACTGGAGGGCACTTACACTGTCAGTAAAGCTGGCTGAGAAGCTCTCATAGCCGGTGTCCTCAGGCCTCTGGGAAGGTCCGGGAGACACATCTTCTTCATCGGATGAGTAGAGCGTTTCTTCACACTGGAGTGTCTCTGCCGAGAAATCATACTTTCTTGCCACATCCATTAATTGGTTGAGGCGTTTCATTTTCTCTTCATCACCCCCTTTGTCAGGATGATACATCAAGGCCTTCCTTCTATAGGCTGCTTTGATTTTCTCATAAGATGCGGTTTTTGGCAGATCAAGCAGCTGCCTGAGCTCTGCTATGTCAGCCCGCATGTTATTAGCCAT